AGAGGAGAGAGGTGGGGATGGGTGTGTTTGGATGGGGGGGAGAGGGGGGGGGGGGGGGGGGGCATAGTTGGTATGCAGACAGGAAGCAAACCACGGTGCTTAACTTTGACAGGCCAACAGCCAACAAGGAGCACCCGACGATGAAACCAGTAGAACTTTTTGAATATTTAATAAAAAACTCGACAAAAGCAGGAGATGTCGTTCTTGACGGGTTTGGTGGTTCTGGAACGACGCTTATTGCTTGTGAAAAAAACAAAAGAAAAGCTAGACTTGTAGAGTTAGACCCGCATTATTGCGATGTAATCCGCAGACGGTGGACTAAATGGGCGAAAGAAAACGGTTATGCGGTCGGCACAGGCGGGCTTGAATAAAAAAATTGAGATTATTGGGAATGAGTAGACGGTACACGCAAGAACAGATACTACAAGCAATCAAAGGCAGTGGCGCAATTATTACAACAATAGCGTCTCGGCTGGATTGTGCGTGGTCTACTGCACAGGCTTATGTTTTGAAATGGGAAACGACACGGCGGGCAATGGGCGATGAAACAGAGTTAGTAAAAGACCTCGCAGAAAGTACTTTAATTACAAGCATTAAGCAGGGAGACACAACCAGCGCCAAATGGTATTTAAGCAAGAAAGCAAAAGACAGAGGTTATGGCGATGAGTTGACCACACAGCAAACAGGCTCCGACACCGAAGATACCGAATTAACGATTAACATCATAGACGGGGTGCGGGATGAAGATTGACAGCAACACCATATTTGCAACGACTTATAATAACGCTTTCCGGGCAATAATGAACCATAAGAAAGAACGCTACACATTTACAGGCGGGCGGGCAAGTTGTAAAAGCAGCTTCATATCGCTGGTGATTGTCATTCTGATTGTGATGTTTCCAGACTACAACGCCCTTATCTTGCGTAAGACAGCCAAGACACTTAGACGCTCCGTATTTGAACAGATAGTCTGGGCGATAAACAAGCTGGGGCTTACGGCACATTTTAAAATCCCGAAATCACAGACGGCAGCCCTGCCGATAAGCTATATCAGAAAGAACGGGCAAACACAGTATATCATCTTTGCAGGAAGTGATGATCCAGAAAAGCTAAAATCAATCAAGGTTTCAAGCGGTTATTTTGCTGTTTTGTGGGTGGAAGAAAAAACGGAATTCACACCCGCCGAATTACAGAATATTAGAATATCCGTCTTGAGGGGCGGCAAAACATTTTACATCTTCGAGAGCTACAACCCGCCGAGTGCAGCACGGCACTGGTGCAACCGTGAAGCAGCCACGCCGGACCCGAACAGAATGGTAATCCACACCACCTATAAGGACATCCCAAGAGAATGGCTGGGAGACGCAATACTTCATGACATCGAACAGACGAAACAAAACAACCGGCGGGCTTATGAGAATATCTATCTAGGGATAGTAACAGGCACTGGGCAGAATGTATTTGAGAATGTGGAGCTTAGAGAAATCACAGACGAAGAAATACAGACCTTCGATTATTTTTACAGCGGTATTGACTGGGGTTATTATCCCGACCCATTTGCATTTAGTACATCGGCATTTAATGCAAGCAAACAGACGCTTTATATTTTTGATGAATTGTACATGAATAAGCAGGGCAACTATGAAGCGTTCCAGAAATTAAGTGAACACATGAAGGCCTGCGGAATGAACATAGCAAGAGACCGGATAACGGCAGACAGTGCAGAGCCTAAGAGTATCGCTGACTTTAGGACTTGGGGCGGTAATGTAAGAGGAGCGATTAAAGGGATTGGAAGCCGTGAGGCAGGTTTTAAGTGGTTACAGGGCTTAAAGAAAATCGTAATCGACCCCGCAAGGTGTCCGCATATAGCAGACGAATTCACGCTGTTTGAATATGAAATCGACAAACGCACGGGCGAGATTATGACGGGTTATCCTCAAGGGCAGCCCGACCACGGAATAGACACGGTGCGTTATTCACTGGAAAGCGTATGGCGGCACGGCGGAGAATAAATGACTATATAAATTGAGAGGCTAAAAATGTTTGAAAAAATAAGGGGCTTTATTATGAATGTATTACAACTATTCCACACAAACACAATAAAAGATGTTACAGGGATTAACACCAACATAAGCAAGCAGATGTATAGCACCATAGAGTTATGGGGGCAGATGATGAGCGGGGCAGCTCCGTGGAATGAGAAAGCCCCACCCTGCGGAGTCTTGGAGCAGATAAGCGGGCGGCTTTCTATGCTGGTCTCCCGTGAAATCGGGCTAGAGGTTGAGAATGAAGCAATAGCCGAGGCAATGGACCATATTAACAAAAACGTTGATAAAATCGTAGACTATATAGCACTTCTTGGCGGCTGTATTATCCGCCCTATCTTCAGTAACAGCAAGCTACAGTATGAGACGCTCCCGCTAGGGAACTACCTGCCTATCTCTTACGATTTTGACGGAACGCTTACAAGTGCGTTGATTTTGAAAGAGATTATAGACGGCTCGAAAAAATGGCTTTTAACGGAAACGCATACTTACAGAGATAACACCCATTCGGTAGAGTGTGAATTATACAGGAATGACGGCGGAGCATTAAGAAAAGCGGCCTTGACCGACTGTCCGCAGACGGCAGAGCTTACACCCGAATACACATGGGCGAGCGTAAAGCAGCCTATGATTATCGAGTTTAGAAATCACGCAATAAACAAGATAGACGGCTCAAATGTTCCGGTTGCAATAATAGCGGGGGCGGAAGAACTTATCAAGAGTGCAGATGAGCAATTCGAGCGAATGAACTGGGAGCAGAAAGGCGGAGAAATGCGGGTATGGGCTGACCGTGATATGTTTATGAAGCGGCAAAAGAGAAACGGTGAGGCGGTGGGCGTGAAGATGACACCGGAGCTTAATCGCCTTGTAGTCCAGATTGAAGGCGACGGCAGCACGGACGGAAAGCGGATTGTAGAGCACGCCCCGAATTTAAGGACGGCCCAACAAAATGAAATGCTGCAGCAGATACTAAGACGAATAGAATTAACCTGCAACATCGGCAAAGGCACAATATCAGACATGGAAAGCGTACAGCAGACCGCAACGCAGTATTCAGGCGGACGGCAAGAGCTATACGCTATCGTAGACAAGATAGAGGACGAAATCGAGGTTAAGTATCAGCATTGTGCCGATGTTCTCGCACACATGGCAGCGGCCTATAAGCTGGGGGCTAACAACTCAAAAATAAAAGTAACTTGGAACGACGACCAAACCCGCAAGGATGTATCAGCCGCTAAACAACAGGCTATTAACGAGATATATGCAGGCGTTCGCAACAAATGGGAATATCGCCGAGACTTCTACGGAGAAGACGAAACACAGGCCAAGGCGAATGTTCCGGAGCCTGAAGCCGCCCCCGACCCTTTCAATTTTGGAGCGTAAGAAAATGGCAAGACTCAACAAGCAAAGAAAAGAAATCACTAGAAACGACAGGGCTGTATTAAACGGCTTACGCTATGCGTTGAATAACGAACCTCTTAGAAAGCGTATTGTAATCGCATGGCGGATTGTGCGGGGTAAGTTTTAAAATGCTATCCCCCCGCTACCTAGAAGGATTGTCCGATGATATTATCGAGATTTACTCGCAGCTTGAAACTGAAATCCTACAGGATATGGCACGGCGTATCGCTCGGCTCGGCAGGATAACTGAAGCCACACGCTGGCAGGCTCAAATGTTAGCCGAAGCGGGCGGCCTTAAAAAAAACATAGCCCGCATATTGGCTAAGTACGATAAGGCGATAATCAGGCAGGTAACGGAAACATTTAGAGAGGCACTGGAAACAAACGCCCGAAACGATAACCGCATTTTTAAGGCAATGACAGGGCGGACGGTAAGCGCTCCCAACGCTCAAGCTATGCTATCGACTATACAGAAATGTCATAGCGATTTATCAAGGCTAACCCTAACGACGGCGGCAACATCGCAACAACAATTTGTACAACAGGCTAACCGTGTTTATATGGATGTTCAAAGCGGGGCATTTGACTACAACACCGCAATGAAAAGCGCAGCAGACGAACTAAGCAAGCGAGGAATAACAACAGTTAGGTACGAGAATGGAAGGCCTATTATCCGTTCAATAGAATCGGCCGTCCGTATGAACATACTAACCAGCATAAACCAGACAGCCGCCAATCAAACATTAAGCAACGCCGAAGAGCTTGGAGTAGAAAGGTTTGAGGTTACAGCACACGTTGGATCAAGACCGGACCACGCAGCATGGCAGGGTTGCATTTTTACACGAAAAGAATTATATAGCGTCTGCGAGCTGGGGGCGGCAACGGGGCTATGCGGTATAAACTGTCGACATTCATTTTATCCGTACTTTGAAGGAATGGAAGAACACTACACGGATGAAGACCTAGACGAAATGGCAAGCAAGACGGTAACCTACAACGGCGAGGAGCTATCACGCTATGAGGGCGAACAAAAATTACGAGGAGTAGAACGAAAAATAAGGCAATACAAACGGCAGGCCTTAACGCAGGAAGCAGCAGGAGCAGACAGCACACAGGCGAGGCGGAAGCTCGGAGAATGGCAAGCGGCAGCACGGGACTTTACAAAGCAAACCGGAATAAGAAGAGACAGCGCAAGAGAGTATATCGGAACGCCGACCGGCAAACAGCCGAAAGGAATAATGCCGCAGGTTACACACTCATTCACGCAGTCAACGCCAATAAATGCTAGTGTTGTTAAAAAACTTGCAGATATGAACGATAAGGCGGGGGCTTTCTACACAGCAACACACAACCTTGATACTTTTGTAACTAAAGCAATATCCACGCAAACAATGACACCGATACAAGCAGCTAAGGTAGTGGAAGGACAAAATCTAGCGGGCAAGCTATATGTGAAGCAGGAATTAAAAGACATTAACAAAGTGTTAAAGGCTCAAGGCTTTGACGGTAAGCCTACAGTATTATCAAAAGCGGACTTTTTGAAAGCAATAGACGATGATACATTTATAGGACAAAGAACATACACTGCCCCCAATAAAGAAAAGCTAGATGAGTATATCCAAATGTTACGCAGCGGCGATTTTTATGTCGATTGCCGAACCGGCGGGCGGGCTCACGGGAAGGGAATGTATGCAGCAGCAGACTACACAAAAGGTAACGACTTACGCCATGTAATCGATGAAATGGTGCACTATCAGAGATTGGGCGGAGAATTGCGAGGCGAGGAATACACAATGACGGAAACACTGACAATATCGCCGACCGCTAGAATTATCGATGAAGCAAACATAGAAGATGAATTTATTTACAGATTTACACAAAATCTAAAACAACAGGGCTTCACAACACGGCAGATAAATGATAAAATAGCAGCTGGAAGATGGCGACAGCGAGACTCGGGAGTATTAGCAGCTTTAATGGGTTATGATGTAATCCGCTCCGTTCCAAGTCCCTTTCGGGCTGATTATATGGTAATATTGAATAGAACTAAGCTAATTTTACTAGGGGGAGAATAATGAGTAATAGCAACATCGGCATAAGATACGCAGCGGATGGCGACATTGAAACATACGATAAACGAACCGGCAAGACTACAGGGCATATTACAACAATGGGAAACTTTATAGAGGAAACCGAAGAACACAGAAAAGCCAGAAAAGAACGCTGGGATAAAGCCTTTAAAGCTCACGGCATTGAGTGCAGAGAATAACCCTTTATCTAAAACACCCCGCCAGAGGCACGAGGATTGATTATACGAGGCTTTCCGGCAAAAATCGATATTCTATGCAAGATTTAAAAAACACAAAATAATCCATTTTTTTTTTACTTCTACCACAAACAAAAATGACTATATAGGTAGAGGTACAAGATGACAATCAAACAACAATTACTAACACCTAACCAGAGCGACGGCCTCCACAATCAACAGGAGGCTATCTGAAATGGAAAACTTAGACAAAATACCGCCTATCGGCTGGGGTGTAATAGCCCTGATAGCCATTCTGATATTTATTGCTTTAATAGTCGTAATCCGCAAGGGGGCGGTTTTAGGCTGGGGCGATAAAAAAATCGCACTTGGAAAAGTCGATAAAAAACTAGACAGCTTCAAGGCAGAAATTGATGAGCAAAACAAAAAGCGTATGGAAGATGAGGAGCTGCGAAAGGCACTTTTTCGACGCTCCGGCGAAATCGACGAAAAGCTAAAAGCCGATGAACGACGGGTAATCCGCCGCCTTTACGAACCTATAAAAAACTTATTTAAGGCCAACATTAAATGTGAGCTGCCCGCTCTTACTGCTGCCGAAATCATCAAAGATGAATTATTAGAGCGTGTCGATTATAACAACCTAAAAGAAAAGCTGACATCAAAAGAGCGGCATGGCTATATTCAAGACATTCTCTACAACATTGAAATCGACTATAAGGCTTTCCTTTTAAAGATACCCCGCCTCCCTTGCGGGACTGAAAGTTACCCCGCATGGCGGGAGATAAGGCCCGACCTTGAAAAGCTTGTTAATTCTTGGGCGGACTCTATGATAGAGGTGATGAGTACAAGAATTAGAGAAAAAATCGAAATGTACGAAAGCGAAAAAGATAAATTTATTTTGCCGGAATATAAAATACTTTGCATCGATTTTCCAATTAAGAAAAACGAAAAGTATTTAAAAAATCTGCATTAAGGGAGAATAAACAAAATGACACTAGACGAATTTGTAAAAAAATACAACGGTAAAAAGGTAGACTTTGACGGGCGATACGGGGCACAATGCGTTGACCTTTTTAGGCAGTATTGCAAGGATGTTTTAAACATACCGCATACCGGCGGAGTTATCGGAGCTGCTGAGCTTTATACAAAATATGAAGCGATGCCGCTTGAGCGAAAATATTTTGAAAAAATAGAAGTCGGTAAACAAACGCCTATTGAAGGCGATGTTGTAATTTTCAAACCGAACGCAAAAAATAAATTCGGACATGTCGCTATTGTTTTATCGGCGGATAAATTATCGATGACAGTTTTTGAGCAAGACGGGTATGCTCAAACAGGAGCATATATAACAGAGCGTAAGTATTACAACGCTTTAGGATTTTTGAGAAAGAGGAGCGGTAAATGAATGAAAAGAAGTTTTTTATTTTTATTATTTGTATTTTCCTTTTTGGTCTTTCCTCTTGTTGCTCAGGAGGAGGGTTTCACAATCACGGAAGCGGAGCTTACAAGGTTAGAGAGAATCTCGGAAAGCTGGGAGATGAACAGACGCAATCAGCAGTTACAAATACAGAGCTTAAAAGCGAAATTGAACGAAGCCTTGACGAAGTCGGAGGCCTTGAAAAGTCAATTACAGACGGAGCGGGAGACCTTGAAGAATTTAAGGCAATCTTACGCAGAGTACGAAAACGGGGTAAATATGGAGCTGGAATTAAAAACAATACAGATTGAGAAGTTAAAAAAGCAAGGGTACAGATTAAAACTAGCTCTTGTAATTGTGTCTTGTATTTTAGGCCTTTTGATTTTAGGGAGCACTGTATTTTTTATTTTAAAAATGAAATTAAAACTTTTATAACGAGGCAATATGGCAAACGACGGCGAATTAAATTTTAAGACAAAAATAGACGACTCAGAACTAGACAAAGGCTTAAAGCGGGTTAAATCCAAAGTAAACAATGCCGCAAAGGATATGGGCAAAGGCACAAAGGCAACTAATGCCCTTAAAACCGCATTTAATGAAACAGGCGGGGCTGCCAGCAGCTTCACATCCAAAATGGGAAGCTTAGCAAGTTCAGCGGGGCCGGTTGCTGCGGGGCTTACGGTTGCGGTAATGGCAGTTAAGAAATTCATCGAAGGACTAAAGGCCGCAAACGAGGCGTTCAAGGTTCAGGAGAAAGCGGAGAAGGCTCTACAAAAGGCCGCTGAGAATAACCCTTACTTACAAAAAGAAAGCGTCCAGAGGTTAAAGGAATTCGCAAGCGGTCTGCAAGAGATAAGCAATTACGGCGACGAAGGTACCATTGACATTATGGCACAGCTCGCAAGCACAGGCCGCACGGAAGCCGAGATAATGAAGATAATGGGAGCGGCGGCGGATTACGCAGCGGCCAAACACATCGACCTTAAAACGGCAGCCGAAACGCTTAATTCTACCTACAGCGGAATGGCCGGAACTATGGGGCGGCAGATTGCCGAAATTAAAGACCTAACCGATGAACAGTTAAAAAACGGCGATGCTATAGACCTGATAGCCGGTAAGTACAAAGGCTTTGCAAAAGAAGCGGCAGATAGCGGCACGCAGGCTAAAAATGCATTCGGCGATTTTATGGAGTCTGTCGGGAAGATAGCTAATCCAATGTTTGAAGCATTGAACCAAAAAGCAAAAGACTTCTGGGAGTTTATGGGAGCCCAAGTAAGTAAGTTTGATAGCTTTTTAGAAACGCAAGCCCGCAAGTGGGGCGGAATTAAAAAAAGCGTTGATGAAGGTGTAAAACTTATTAACGCAACATATACCAATAAAACAACCGGAGAAGAAAAGCGGGGAGTAAGTTTTCAAAAAGATGAATATTTAAAATGGCTTAAAGAAGAACTAGAATGGCGAGAGGCTCTAACAGCCGAAGAAAAAGCGGCATTGTTTGAAATTACGGAAGAATTAAAACAAAGAGAGCGTGCTGCAAAATGGGCAAAAAAAGAAGCCGAAGCAGCACAGGCAAAAGCAACCGCCGAAGCCAAAGCAGCCGAAACAGCAAAAGTCGCCGACAAAGCAGCCGAAGACAGCAATAAGAAACTGGAAGAATCGCTATACGCTTTGGAGGTAGAAGCAAAGGCTAAGGGGCAGGCGGTAAGTGCGCAAGACCGCTACAATGTCTATCTTAATTCATATATCGACTTACTAACCAAAACTAACGGGCTAATCAAAGAAGGTTACCCTATTGAGCAAAAACGGCTGAAGCAATTAAAAGAAGCCGAGAAAGCGGCAAAAGAGGCGGCAACCGCAGAAGAAAAACTAGCCGCCGCTATCCTATTAACGCAAGAAGCAATCAAGTCAATAAACGGCATTAAGAAAGATATGACACCTGCGGAGCATTTGCAAAAAGAGCTTAAAGCCTTAGACGAAATGAAGCGCAAAATCAAAGAAGCAACCGACGCAGAAATCAAACAGGCACAAAAGGGCGAGGAAAACATCCTAAGCCGTGAAGAATTATTAAAAGGACTTGCAGAGGCAGAAAAAGCTATCATCAATGAAAAGGTAGACGCAATCGCAGGGAAAGAGCAATCATGGTGGGATAAGCACGTAAACAAGCAAGCCGACCTTTTGAAGATGAAGCAAGCCCTTGCCGATAGCGAGGTCTTAAGCGAGGAAGAAAAGTATGAGCGAATGAAACAACTTGACGAAGCCTATCTACAGGATAAGGCGGCACAAACGGCCGAGCTTTTAGCCTTGATACAAGGCTATGTAGATCGAAGCGTAAGCATAATGAACCAAGCCGCTAATCTTATGCTTGAGACATCGAAGAACCAAGCAACAGCCGAGCAAGCGCAGCTAGAAATGAAGTATCTAAAAGGCGAGATGAGCGAGGAAGAATACAACAAAAAGCTGACAGAAAGCAAACGAAAGGCCGCTAAGGAGCAGTACAAAATTCAGATGTGGCAATGGAGCGTGTCTTTATTGCAAGCGATGACAAATATGGCCGTAGGTATCTCTCAAGCTATATCCAAAGGCATACCGCTAGGCCTTATTGAAGCCCCGATTGTTGCAGCAGCGGGCGCTGTTCAAATTGCAAGCCTTATGGCAAGTAAACCTATACCCCCTAGCTTTAGCACGGGCGGAATTGTGGGCGGCTCGTCTTACAGCGGGGATAACATAGCGGCAAATCTTAACAGCCGTGAAATGGTAATGAACATGAGCCAGCAGAAAGGCTTATGGGATTTTATAAACGGCGGAAGCGGCGGAAAGGGAGCAGCTCCGAACATAGTAATAAACAATAGCGCTTCAAACATTGCAACGGCACAGCCTCGATTGACACGGGATAAAATCGAAATAATGATAGACGCCAGAGTAAACGAGAGTTTAAAAAACGGACGGTACAATGACTCTTTAAACCTAGCACAACAAGGAATGTCAGGCGATTATTACGGAATATAAGGGAGAGAAGAAAATGGCTATAGAATGGAGCACGCATGTAAATACGGACTTTTACGGGCAAGACGGAGATTATAAAGACAACACCGAAAAGGTTGAGTTTAAAAGCGGGCGGGAGATTGAGTATCTAAAAAACAGCCTGCCGAAAAAAAAGCACACGGTAAACCTATGGCTTAAAGACACCGGCACGGCTAAGGTGGACGGCAAGACAGAATTTCAACATTTTCTTTATTGGTATGAAACAACGGCTAAAAGCGGCACCGTTCCTTGTAATTTAACGGACATCATTACAGGGAGCGGAACGAAGCAATATAAGGTTAAGGTTACAGGCTGGACGGGATTACGACACAAAGAAGTAAGCCTAGAACTAACGGAGGCTTAAGGATATGAATGTATATAAACAGCTAACAGAGGGCGGCGGATACAACCTGCCGTTTTTAGTCCGGTTATCGAACCCCGAAAACACGCTTAATATTTTCTTGATTAACGATAATCAGGATATGTCTTATAAAGGAATAGTCTACAGCGCAAGCAGCTTCACATACGCCCCGAATACAAACGGGGATAGCTCCTTCAGTGTTGAGCTGGTGGAGCATAACGCAATCATCGACATGCTCGAAGATAATTATTATTTTAAGGTCGAAGTTATAGGCGTGTTCAACGGCGAGGAAGTGGAACCGATAGGATTATTCAAGCATAAATATGGAGAAGCGACATGGGACGGTATGAAGCTGGACATGAAGCTAAACAAAGACGACAGGGGCGGGATGACCTTTCCGGCCTTGATTTTTAATTCATACAACAACAGGGGCAACAATTGAAGTACGATGATTTATTAAACGTTCCTTTTAAGAAATTCGGAAGAGACAAAAGCGGCTTCGATTGCTACGGCGTGGTAATGGAGTGCTGCAAGCGGGCAGGAACGCCCTTGAAAGATTTATACGGCGGTATTGTAGACTTACCCGCCGAAAGCGTCAATGACTATATAAGCGGAGGCCTTAATGTCAGGCAGATAAAAGAACCGAAAATCGGGGCACTCATTTACTCGATTTATCACGGGAATACACACGTGGGCTATATAGTCGAGCGAGGAAAGGTGCTACATGCAACTATAGATAAGGGAGTTAAAATATCGCCCCTAGCAGTTATGAAACCTATTGCATATTACGAGGTAATAAATGAAAGCGACACTTTATAAAGAACTATCGAATAAACAAACACCGCTGGAATTACAGGCAGGGCTAACCGTACAAGAAGCCCTACCCTGTTTTGATTTAGATAACGCCATTATCGTAATCAACGGCAGAGTTGAAAATTATAATTATATACTGCAAGAAAAGGACAAGGTTACAATCAGACTGACACCGAGCGGGACAGTTGCTCTTGTTGTTACTGCGGTTGTTCTAGCCGTTGTAGCTGTTGGTGCAGGTATTGTAGGCGGGGTTCTTGCATATAAGGCAAGAGAAGCGGCGGAAAAGGCAAAGGCCGAGCTTGAAAAAATGAAGAAGCTATCAAACAAGCCCGACATTGACAACCGCCCTTTTTTGCGTGGGGCAAGTAACACCCTAGCTACAGGGAATAATCAGCCTTATATCATCGGGCGGCATTTATTCACACCCTACCTATTATGCTCGCCGTTCTATGAGTTAGCCGGAACAGACGGAGTGGACCAGTGCATTTATACCGTTTTAGAATGCGGCTTTAATAAACAGGTTCTTAAAAAAATCGCTATAGATGACATCATAATTAAAACATTCACGGAGGCCACACCGCAAGAGGGCGGCTATAATTTAGACTCGGGTATTTTTGCCGAGGGCGGAAAAATCGAGATAGCCCAAGACGGCGAGCTTTTAAGCGAGATACCGGCATTGAATTACAAGGTGGACTCAAAGACTTGTAATGACCAAATCCCGCACGATAGCGATGTTGCTGGAGGCACAAAAGAATATTTGACATACACCTTGAACCCATACGCCAAAGATGTCGATGTTGCTATAACCTTTCCTTACGGCTTATACGCTATGAATAATGACGGCGACAAGATAGAAACGCAAGTAACAATCACGCCGCAATATTCACTGGACGGCGGCTCCTCTTGGGTGGATTTTACATTTAATAACAACGGAACACAAACAAATCTTTTTAAACGAGTTATCTCGACAAAGGAATTAAGATACACGGCACATAAAGAGTTTTCGGCTTCCGATTATAAAACACTAAAAGAAAATAATCAGACGGCAATATACCTAAGAGTTAGAAGTAACGGCAACAAAGACAGCAGAATTAAAAACGATTGCTATTGTCTTTTTTATCAGTCTGTTTGTTTTGATCCAAACAAAAGTACAGATTGGGAATTAGCGCCTTGTAAAGTCATTGAGGACAGAGAGCGGGCATTCTGCACAATTCTAGGCTTAAAATTAAAGGCTTCAAAAATCAATGAAGAAAAGCTAAAAAAAATAAATGTCATTACTCAAGGAATAGCCCGCACTTGGAACGGTGCGAAGTGGAGCGAGGAAAGGACAGAAACCCGCAACCCTGCAGCGTGGGCTTTAGAAATCGAAACAAGCGACAGCCACCCCGCAAGCCGATACGAAGACAGCGAATTAGACCTAGAAAGTTTCGGCGAGTTTTACAATTATTGCGAGGATAAGGGCTTTAAGTTTGATTGGGTGATTACGCAGAATGCAAAAAAAGACGATACACTCAATCACATTATGGAAGCGACAGGAGCCTGTATTTATACCGACATATACGGCAGGCGGGCAATCGCTATAGATAGGCCGCAAGAAAATGCCCTAGCCGTTTATAACCCGCAGAATATTATCAGCATCCAAAATAAAAAAACATTTGGAAGACGCACCGACGGCCTTAGAATAAAGTATGTAAATAGCAAGGACGATTTATACCAAGAAGATACATATCTTCTTATGCGTGAAGTAAACGGTGAACCTCTTGAGCTTACCCCTGATAGTATCATCAAAGATGTAAACATTACAGGCATTACCACCTTTGAACACATCGTAAAATATGCTAGGAGGCTTATGGCAATAGAAGCACTCCGCCCAAAGACCACGATTATAGAAGTCGGAAACGAGGGCGTATTTTACACGCCGTACAGTAAGATTTTAATTCAGGATGACAGCTTAAAAATAGGCATAGGTAAAGGCTATACAATTAAAGAGGTAAAATGGAGAAGCGGACTATTAAAGAAAATCTACACTAATGAGCTTTTGACACTTGAAGCTACGGAAACATACGGAATTATTGTTAATTGTTTTACTGAAAAAGGGGTAAAGCCGGTTAAAATAAAAGTAGTCGGAGACGGAAGCACTAACGAACTTACGGTCTTAACAAAAATCAAAACGAGTGCAGACGCTAAGCCCGACACAGGCTGCCTATTTTCATTCGGAGAAATAGACGCAGACGGCGAATTCGGCAAAATATCAACCCCCTATATCATCAGCCAAATAAAGCGAAGTGATAAAGGCTTTAGTTTGGAGTTGGTAAACTACACCGAAGCGATTTATGACACAGGAAAGATACCCGATTATAAAAGCAACATCACGCAAAAAAAACCAACAACACCAAAGCCAATCCCGCCTAATATAAATGGTAAAGACGGCGTGACCCATTACACTTGGATTAAGTTTGCAAAAGACTCAAACGGGACCGATATGTCAGACTATCCCGATGATACAAGGCGATTTATGGGGATTGCAGAAAATAAATTAACACAAGAAGAAAGCAACAACCCCGCTGATTACAAATGGGTTGATATGCGTGGAAAGGACGGCATACCCGGAGAACCCGGCAAAGACGGGAAACCTAAATTTACATGGGTAAAGTATGCCGATAACGCTCAAGGCGAAGGTATGAGCGATGATCCTGAAGGCAAGACATATATAGGCTTTGCCTTTAACAAGGATACTCAAACAGAAAGCGACAACCCTGCCGACTATCACTGGCAGCGGGTAAAAGGAGAGCAAGGCGAGCAAGGTATTCCCGGAGAAACTCTATCCTTCCCCACCGACACCGACATCTTAAGTCTTCTTAACTTTGACGAAACGCCTCAAGCCCTGCCAGCTCCAAATCCATCTTTTACAGCTTGGAAGTCGAAGATAATCGAATATGATTGCACAGATAAACAAGAAATCAAGATGACTTTTGAGGAAGCGTTAAATAATGTAATTATTTTATCGGGAGAATTAAAAAACGATTTTACATTAAAACTTTTCTTCGACAAGCAAAACGGGAACGGTTCTAAACAATACTTAATAGTTTATAAATTAACGGGTAATTTTAATGTAACAATTAAAACCGAAGAACCAGAAACCAATAAAATATTGCAAAACATAAACGCCGAAACATTTGGCCTAGGCTGTTATGCAGTGGTAGATTTTAGAGGGAATGTGTGGGCTTTTGAGGGAAACATTAAACAATCCTTAATTGATGAAATTTTGCAGCACACAGAAAATAAACTTAATAATAATGCTCAACAAACAATTACTAATTTTAAGAATGAAATAAATAATTTTTATCTTCAAGAAAAAAATAAAATGAATATGTTTATCCAAGAAAAAATGGATGAAATAAAAAATTATCATAAAGACCGCTTCATTAAAGAGTCTGGAGCAATCGGCGAAATTCGGTACTTCACCAGCAAGAAATACACTTACGGCTATTTATATGCAAACGGCTATTCTTTTATTCCGGAACTTTACCCCGAATTTTATCAATTTTGGCTTGAGAATTTTGGAGACAAGAAAAAGAAAAACTATCTAGGCTATGATGCTTTCGGTTACCCCAAATTACCTGACTTGCGCGGTGTTGCATTAAGAGCTGTCGACGACGGAAGCGGCCGAGGCGGTGCAGCACTAGCACTGGAGTATCAGGGAGACGCCATTCGAAACCTTAAGGGACGAGTTGGAGTGCAAGGGAATGACGGGTATCCCAATCTTACTGACGGAGTATTTCACACCCTCGATACGGGGTATATTGACTCTGGAACTTCTCAAGCCAGCAGTTATTTACGGTTATTAGGATTTGACACATCGAGAGTAGTCCCTACGGCTGAAGATAATCGAGTTAAATCATACGGGGTATACCCGTTTATAAAAGTTATATAATCAAGGAGATGAAAAAAAATGACAAATGAACAAGTAATTGAAGCCGTCAATCGGCTTACGGAATCCTACAACTCGTTAAGAGATACGTTTAATACTGACTTTAACGAAGTAAAAAGGCAAGCCGCTCTTTTACAACCGCTTTACAAAAACGGCCAAATAATTTGGGACGGCCGAGAAGACTTCCAGATGACGGATGAGCCTCTTACTAATTTAATTGGTGTTGGAACGGGGGCTGTTGCAAAGTACGGGAAATGGTACGCTCAATATATGATTAAATTTACGGGGCATACGGTCATTTCAAATTGTGAAACACAAACACCTATAAATTATATTGTTATAAAAGTAAAATTGCCCGAAAACAAAGACGGAACGTTTTTTTTAAAAACTACAAACGCTGATAACTGGAACCACGGTATAACAACAGCATGGATGTGTAATTCCGATAAAAGTATAAAAAAATTACTAGGCTCTCAAGTTGCAGATAAGCACGCTGATTATGCTAAAAGCGTTGTATTTAATCCAAAAAACCAAGACGCATGGGACTCAAGATATTATCAATGGATAGCTTTTAATTACAACAAAGAAGACATAATCAAAGATGATGAGGGCTATTCATACATAGCACTTTCTAGCTCTACTACTTCTTGGTATATCGGCGGCTGGGCGGTTGCAGAGAGAAACACGGACTTTACATGGACACCTACAAGAATTTTTGATTTGGATTTTTATAACCCGACAAGCAAAAGTACTCACCATTCACTATCGGCTGGTCTTACCTTGTCTTATTTTAATCAAAATAAAAAACATACAAATGTAAGAATTCCATATTCAAAGACAGGAAATTTAATAATAGGTATTTTGTGTTTGACAGATCATTATACACCCAATCCCATTTTTACAGGATTTAAAACAAACGCCGAGTTTAATTTTGATAAAATCATTTGCGGTAACTTTGCGAAAATAAAACAAAACTTACCCAACTATCAATGGGGCTTTGTTCATGTTCCTGAAAATGAAGTAATTCAAAACACGGTAGAAATTAACGGCCTTAAACTTTTGCAATTTAATATTGATGTTCCAGAAAATGAAAGATGGTTTCATTTTGCCGGAATGTTCACAGAAACAGAGGTGTAAATCATGGAAATAATTAACTACGCAAACGGGGCAAATATGACACTTCCCGCAGATGCTCAAATCGTTCAAGGCGTTTCGGGCAATGCTGTCTACTTACCGGCGGGGGCAGGCACTATGCCTATTGCCGGCAACAGAAACGAGCTTACTATTTCTCTTTGGCGGCAGTGGGACGGAGTCGTAGAAGCAGACGACTACAGGGGCATTTTTTCAACGACAAACATTAAAGCATACTTTGACCAAGCAACGGACTTTTTAATAATCGAGCTTGCAGGGGCTAAAACCGTAACCGACATTAAAGACGACCAAGAGCAGATACACTGGTGTTTTCTTTTTTCAAAAAACGGCTTTTTCAAAATCTACAAAAACGCAGAATTAAAAGCAGAACTTACTACAGGCAATTCCCCCGTAGACTTTTCCGAAGGCTTCACGCTCGGAGGAGGAAGAACACACGCTACTTTTGATGAAGTTAGAATGTACAAGTCGGTTGTAACAGAGCCGGAAATCAGGGGCTTATACCGTCTTGTAACAAAAGGCACACAGGTGCAACAGCTTGAAAACATCGTTGCAGAGGCGGCCCCTAAGTATCTGGGTGTCGTCGAAACAGTGCCCGATACAAAAACAGCCATCATCACTAAGGGCGAGAAATTCGGATTTGTAGACGCCAACCCCGGCGATTGGGTGCTTTCAGGTAAGACTATAGGCGGCTGGAAGGTCGGGGTGTGCTATAAGTGGAGCGGTCTAGCTTGGAAGCCCCTAGAGCCGGCTATAAACTATGCAAAAGAGTATCAGTCCTGCTTAGTACACTTATTCGAGATTGAGGAGCTAAAACAGCAGACGGGGCACTTCGGGGCTTTGTTTGCTAAGGTGCTGGTTGCACAAAAAGCGATGATTGATGAGCTTTTAGTCAATCAGGCGTTTATTAAAAATCTTGTGGTTAG